AAGAAATATGCTGCATTTTCGTAAGCCCATTCGCGGATATTAACTGGTGATGCCAGCACCCCATCCCAGAACCACTGGTTAGCAATACAAACCTTACAAGCTTCTTGGAAACCGGGCCAGTCAATCATTGATTCTGGTATTAATTTATTTGCGCCAACCAATGGTGATCGCAATAAAGCACGTAGTATTTCAGGGAATAAATGCGTAGGGCCGATGATGCCAGAGGTTGGTGAATAACCTGTTGTGGTGCCTGCTACTGGATCGATCATTCGCACTGTTTCACGGCCTTGCTTAGCGTAATAAGTAAGATTACTAAAATCGCTCCATTCTTTGCCGCTACGTAATTGCAAACCTATCATTGCCATGCGGTCATATTGCGGTGCAAATCTTTCGGGATTATTAGCACCTGATTTAAAATTCTCTCGTTGTTCGTTTACATAAACAATTTGATGCTCTGGGCCATTCTGGTGGCTGCCTTCTTGTTGGTCGTGATGGTATACATCCCCAACAGCATCGAATTGCTCCTCTTTTGCAATATCTGCAAATGATCGTATAGATCCAACTCTCAACACAGGTAGCGTTACTGGCGATCCAACCGCTTGAATTGCATCGCCCGGCTTGTAACCGGAGCCACCATTTACAACTTGCAATTGAGCTAAAAATATAGAGGCTCCTGCTGTTACATTTATAGATGCTTTTACGGTGCCATTAGGTGGTGTTGCCGAATTGCTAGGTTTATTTAATTGATATGTTCCTGAAATTACACCACGGCTGTAATCAACAATAGTAACGATAGTTCCAGCTAAGTTCGAATTGCGCCACATGTATGGATACCCTGTGTAACCTTGCCCAAAATCATCTACTGGCTCGGTTCGTAAAGTCATCCTAACGCGGATAAACATTGGGCCGCCAAAGCTGTTAGATGATTCTTCGTATTCTCTTTCTGTTGGGTGGTAAAAGGTAGCATCTGCTGTCCACGATTTACCTAAACCGCTGGGATATGGCGCCCCTAAGACGTCCATATGCAGCCATTGCGTTGACATGCCGGTGATAACAGTGCCAATGGGCGCGTCTGTCTCTGATGAATTTGCATAAACGCTAACTGTCAACCCAGAGCCAGAACCGCTTAAAGTTGTAGTATTAAGAGTTACTAAACCTGTGAAACCATTAGTGCTGTATTGAGAAGAATTTAAAGATTCAACATTGCCGCTAGCAGGTTTCCCACCTATAAAAAATATGTTGTTTGTTGAATTTTCAACAGTAAGTTTTTCTCTGAATCCTAAATAGCTAATTGTAAAATTATTTACAGTGTGGGTTTGCATTTCGCCGGATCTTGCATCTAACACGCAAAGCGCATTGCCTGAAGGTAAGCCATTTGTAAGATAACCTCCACCTGATAATGGACGCAATCTTATCTCATATTGTTTAGTTGAATCAGCAAATTTAATACGTATAAAATTAAACTGGTCTATAGGGGTGCGTCCTTTTACGCAAAAAGGCGCTCCAGTCTGTGGGTCTAGTGTTATCCAGTTATCAGTACCCTTTTCGCGTATCTGCAACCTAAATATAGAATACCGCAAACCGTATTCGTTGTAACTGCCTATGTTGAATGTATTGCCGCCGCGTTCTATCTCTTGCAAAGCTTGCTCGTTAGGTCTTCCGGCAAAGTTTGCTATGCCTGTAAATCTTTTCCATACTTGTGATTTTATGCCAATTTCAACTTGGTTTAATTTACGTGTGGTTGTAATATTTGCAATCGCCAACTTGCTAATGGTTGGGCCTTCAGTTGGGTTTACATTACGGCCACTATTAATTAAACTTTCAGATACTATGCGCACACGCCCTTCAATTAGTACTTTAAAAAAGTAAATTTTATCACCACTGCCTGGTGCCCATAGCTGTGATTGCGGTGACGATCCGGTGCATACTGCTTCAGCTCCACTTATAAGATATGTTTCTCCTACAATTAATACATCGTCACAAGATTGCCTATAGTTATCGTCTTTAGCTTGTATGTCTTGCGTACCAAACTGGCCCCAGTCTCCGGTGTAACTGCTTCCTGAGATAAGAAATTCAACAATGCTGCCGGGTGCAACAACTCTATCTTCAAAATCACCATTTGCCCCAGAACCATTAACTCGTATGATTCCGGTTCTGCAAGCATATGTGCTTTCAATTTTTGCTTTTTCTTGTCTGGCTAAAGCAACAGTTTGGTTTTCTTTTGTCCATATTTCGATTTGTCTATTTAGAGATGCAATGTCATTAGTGCCGGAATAAACTTGCGTTGGAACCACCACCCGCACTCGTTTGTACGGCAAGCGCCATGTTTGACCATTACGCAATGGCTCTGATGTGCCAAATTGCGTCATTGTTGTTGGTATTCTTACGCCACTAAATAATGGTTTTAATCCTTCACTACCTAGCTCGGCCTGAAATACATCTTGCCCCCTTGCGGTAAGTTCACCTGCAATTTTATCTGCTGTTGTTATGCGACCTTCGCCGGGTTGTCCACGTTGGAAATAAACAGCAAATTTATTGTCTTGGTAGCCGCGCAACAAGCTGTCACCAATAGCAAAGCCTTTAAATTCTGGGGTGCTAGCGGCTGCTAACTGACCTGCACTAGCTAAAAATAAAGCTAGCAGCTCTTGCCCGTCGCCTTGGCTTAGTAATTGCGACCATACTAATTTGGTTTCGACTCTTACACCACCGTAATATTTGCCATAAAATTCTTGGCGATTAGCAAATACCAATGGCATTACTTCGCCGAGTCGTGCCAGTGGTTGTACTGATGTAAAGCCATCTACATTAGTAAAGCGATTGTCAGCATTTACGCTGGCACCTGTTATTTGTCTACCTTCTGACTGCTCTTGCCCTGGGTCGGATTGTCTTGGTAGTTTAGGCTTTGGTGCTAATGCCTGTGCGGCAAAACTAAGGCCAGCTCCAACTACTGTTGTAACAATACCAACTGTTATTGGATCACATACCACATGCGGTACATGGTCATATGCTGCATCGCGTTTAGGGCGATAATTAGCTACCTCGTTTGCGTACCAGTTATATTCTTCAATCGTCAGCCCCAAAGTATCAATTAGTTGCTTTTCCCATGGCAATATCGCGCTTCGTATTTGACGACTGGTGACCATATCACCCGGTTGGTTTGTGCGCTGCAATGAAGCCATCCGGTGTCAAAATAAACAGCTAGCCCGAAGCTATTGCTAGCTTGCACTAACGCAATAATACCAGTTTCTGCTGGTGTTCCCCATAAGTCTAATTGCTCCTTGAATATGGAGGTGTCGCCTGCATGTAAACGCCGATACCAACTGCGGGCTGGCACTGGTGCTTCAATGCCATACCATCCCAATACCCACCGGCATAAATTAATGCAGTCTGTAGCGCCATGCCGTGCTGGTTCAGCGCCTAAACGATATGGCAGCCCGATAAGATCAGCCGGACCTAATAGCGCCTGTGCTTGGCAATGCTCCGACCATTTCGTGGGTGATTCTGGCATTTGGCGCTTGCGCACCAAGCGCATCAAGGGCATTGCTAAGTTGGAGTTCAACGGCTTGTGTGTTATATCCAAGCCCTGTGGCAATCCAGAATTCATGGCCTAACCGTGATCCAGGCAAGTAAGTATCAGTTAGTTGATATGTTTCGACTTCAGCCATCCAGCTACTATTAACAGCATCTTGCACCCAGCTTAATGTAAGTGGATTGGCAGGTAACAATAGTTGGCTGCTGATATTATCGCCGCCTTTAGTTTTTTGTGCGCCACGGTAAACAAACGGCAATAGCTTCCAGTTCTGACCATTGAATGGAACAGCACCTTCTGTAAAGAAATTTTGCCATCGTTGCACTGCACCTGTTGGCGCTGTGAAAGTAACAAAATTACCGATTACAAATAAACTCATCGTAGACCTACCTGTCTGCGGTAAGCAGGTGAATTACGCATCTGTGATGATACCTGCGCAGCACCAGCTTTAGCGCCTGCGGAAGCAGCCCGCTTCTCTGTTGCCATCATCGCTGCCTGCAACTGGTCAGTGCTGACATAATCCTGCCCCAGGAAGCGTGTAGTTTCAAAGCTCATTGATAGTACAGGAGTTGCTGCCTCGCCAGTTCCCATTGCGCCATTGCTGCTATTACCGCTGCTACTGCCGCCTTGGCGTTGATAACGCGCCATTGCTGCTGCCGTCGCATCCGCTGGGAAAATAGTGCCCGAGGTGCGCGGCACGAATAGCTCAGGGCCTTTTTCGCCGACCAGCGATGCTTTGCCAACTGGTGGGTTGCCGCCAGCGGCAAAACCTGGGATGCTCATGCCACCAAAAGCGGTGCCCGTGCCAGCGCTAAAAGTAGAGCTTGATGCTGCGGCGCCAAAAGCGTCGCCGCCACCAATAGCACTGCCTCCACCACCAAACAATCCAGCTAGTGATTTCGCTATCGCGATTGCAGTGTAAGTAGCAATCATCTTTGTGCCTTCCTGCATTAAAATGTCGCCTATAGATTTAAGGAAATCAGCGAATACCTGTTGCGCTGTTGTTGTGCCTTCAACTAAACCTTGAACGCCTTTTGTTAATGAATTGCCAACAGCATCACCAATACCTTGTGATACACGAACAGCTACAGATTCAAGGTCTTTTAGTTGTGTTTGAGCAGATCCAATGAATTGCTGTATTGGTGATGATGCGGCGGCGGTAGCTTCGGCGTAAGCACGAATTGCAGTTGCTGTAGTTATAGCTGCCTGATTTAATTCGTTATATATTGCTACATGGTCCTTATTGTCCATATTAAGGGCTGAAGCCGCATCCCTTAATCTTTGGTTTACTGCTAATACTTGCAATTCACCTTCTATCAGCTCAGGCTTAACGCCTTCCATCTGTAACCGATTGCGCAATGTCAGTGCTTCTGATTGCAATCCTAATTGCGCTGTTTGCTCTCGGAATGCAGATGTACTAGCTAAAATTCCTGCTGTTAAGTCTGCCGCTGTGAATGATTTTGCTTGTGATTTAAGTAGTGCAAGCTGTTGTGTTAAACCTTGAATTTCTGCTTTTGTTTGATCTACATTCTCGCCGGGTATGCCACCTGCTAGACCACCACCACCTGCTTTCGATTGAGGCAAGCCATGCAGCATCCTATTGCCTGTTGCTAATGATGTTGCGGTATATCCACCTCTGCCCTGCATGGAAGCCGCACCAGCAACCACAGGCACCTTGGTACCTGAAGGCACGGATATATCAACTGCGTTTCCACTGCTTCCTACAGGTCTCCCTCTTGTGACATCATGAGCCATTTGCTCCTTACGTAATGCTTGTAATAATTTCAATTCATCAAGCATATTTTTTACATTTATTTTTGCATTTGGTAATTCAATATAAGGCAATCCTTGCTTTTGCCATACTTTTATAATTGCAGCCGCTTCCCTGATTACGCCTTCACGGTCAGAACCACGCAAATCTAAATGTGGCCCACTGCTTGCACCTGTGCTACCAACAAGAAACCCGCCGCCTCCTCCACCAGCAACGGTAGTAGATTGCACTTGATTCATTCTTGTGCCTGATTGCAATCTTTGTTGCGCTTCTTTGATTTTGTTTTCTAATTCTTTAATCTGTGCATCAAATGAAGTTGAGCCCATCATCATAGATTGAATAATGCCAGCTTGCTCCTTGGCGGCGCCAGTAAATTTATTTACAAAATTACTAAGTTGTTTTTCTTGCAATTGGCGCTGCAGGTCATAGCGTAATTTATCAAGATCAACTTGATTTCTAAATACTTGACCATCAATTTGCATTTGGTATTGTGCTGAATCCATAGCTAATTGCTTAGCCAATTTTGCTGCTTTTTCTGCTTCACGTGCCGCTTTATCTTTGCCGCCTTTTTCTTCAAGTAATTGTGGAACTGTTAATTTTACATC